TCATACTGTGCCAATACGGCGTCTAATACATTACTCATTTTTTAAATAATTAAAGTGTTTAAATTGAATTATAAATATAGTTGAAGATGACCCTTATGTCAAATAAAAAAGGTCATCTTTCGATGACCTTCTAAATTTTTTAAGATGGTTCTTGTCCCGGTTGGAACGAGGTCCTAATATCTGTTGGATTGATGTCCTCAACTTCATCTGAAGTTAAAACATAATCTTTTTTACCTGTCTTTTCCATTTCAATTTTTTTGTCATCAAAGAAGTCTGATAACTTTTGATTGAACGGATATGAATCATAAGTTCTTAATTCTAATTTTTCTTGTGGAGTTTTCTCTCTATACTTCTCAATCTTATTTTCGATAGTATTGAGTCTATTCATTAGAGCATCCATCTCAGATAATTTTGCCTCTAACTTTGAAATTTGTCCGAAAAGGTTATTAAAATATTCATCTTGTTTTTTCTCAATATTCTTTTGAGAAGTCACAAGGTCAGTAATTTCTAACTCTTCAGTTCCGTCTCCTTCTTCTCCTTCAACAGATTCACCTTCAGCATCTAATTTCTCTACATCGGGGTCGTTCTCGATATCGATTTTTTCAGGAGCCGCAGGAGCTGCTGGTGCGTCAGGAGCTGCAGGAGCACCTTCACCCGCACCAGTTGGTGGGATTGCCGCAGTCACTTCATCAGCAACAGCATCTGTTGGTGGTAATGGAGCTTCTTGCTCACTTATGTATTTATTGATACTTTGGTATCTTTTGATTTCACTTAGAATCTTTTTATCTAAACTCATTTTATTATCCGTTTAATAATTGTTTTATACCGTGTGCGGTCTCAACTTTAACTTTTCTGTTGGTGTATACTTGATGTCCCGCTCTTTCTATCAATCCATCTTTTTCTCTAACAACATAACATTCGCCTGTGTCTAAATCACAAACTTCTTTTGTTCCGTTACCGTTGTCTTGTTCAGAAAATCTAACTGATTTTCCGAGATAGTTGTCTAAGGCTGATTTAATGTTCATAAAAAATATGTTTATTATAAATATAATGAATTCGTTAAATTACGTATATATATAGGTTAATGGTGGAGTTAAAGTAATATCAGATGTATTATTACTACTTCTAAGAACAATATTAACTTGAACACCAGGTATGGCATTAGTTATAGTTGGAACTGAAAACTTAATTTTAGTTGTTCCAATTAATTGGATTGACCTTACGTCTACTGGTTGGTTATCAACAGTTATACTTGTCACAAATTCTAAGTTTGTTCCGTTTATCGTAATGATTGTTCCTGCAGTTGCGGAGGTTGGTGAATAAGATGAAACTGTTGTTGGTGGACAAGTTGGTGTCGGAGCTGGCGTATTTCCTTGACTTCGAGTTTCTTGTGGTTTTGGTGGTTCTTCTACAATAATTCCACCTTTTAATCCATTTTGTGCAGCATTCAATGCCGCAGCATTAAATAATGGAGTAAAATCTTTCACATATCTCTGTTTATCCTTTTCATAGTCTTCAGTTTTCATAGTGTCAACTGGAAAAGATGTTACATAATATTTCAATAATCCTCCTTGGTCTTGTATTTCATTGATTCTCGGACTAATGATGTTTTTCATGTAGGTTAAATACGCATTTAAATCTTTGAATCTAGCCGCAGGTAATTTTTTGACTCCTCCTAAAGTTTTGGTGCTAACACAGAAGAAACTGTTTTGGATGAAGTTTTCTGTTTGTGAATAATTGTCTTTATCCAAAGTGATAATACCAAAGTTGTTATCCCAACTTGAAAATTGTCCAGCATCTGAAAGACTCTTAGTGTATCCTCTAACATAAGTTATTATGTATATTATGGTTTGTAAAGCAACATTATTTGGTGCTGAGGCCTTAATTGCGTTTGCAAATTCTAATTGACTTATTTTTGTTTCTGTTCCTCCAGTTGTAACCCAAGAAATATATGATGAATTCAAGTTTTCACTACATGTGTTTGGTTCTGACAAGGTATTCTCGTCAGCATCTTGAACAACATTATTAGCGATTGATTGTGTTGTGGTTCCTTTTGTAGTTGGTTGGTCTGTTTTGTTTACTACTAACGCCTCAATTTGGGTTAATAGATTTTGATTTATTGCTTGAATAAAATTGTCAATAGGCGGTAAATCATAAACACCTTGTCTAACACCTTCAAATTCTGTAATGAAGTTACCAGCACTTATCGTGTGTGATACACTTGTAATCATGTAAGGACCATTAAACATTGGAACGTGTCTCAAATTAAAATACATTGTTGGTTGAATCAAAGCATTACCTAACGCAGTAACACTACAAGTATAACTTCTACCTTTATAGTAATTGTATAAACTCGCGTTCTGATTACCTACGGTTCTTGTATTTGTTTGATTAGCCATTTCAAGAACTGACTGAATCGATTCAGAGGTTGCCTTTCCATTGTCTTGTCCAACACTGAAAGATGAGAATATGTTTTGGTTTCTAATACCTATGTCAACATTGAATCCAACACATTTGTTAGAAATTGCATAATCTTTTTTTCCTGATTGGTTTTCAAGTAATGGAACTTCACTACTTCTTCTAAATTCAAATGAATCATCACCATATCCCGAAACAATATTTGGTAAATTCAAATGACCCGATGGTTTACCAACATAGAAACAAACCATTTTTGGTCCTGACTTTCTATAGTCAACATTTCTAAATGTTCCCCAAAGGTTATCAGCAAATTCTAAAGACCCTTCAGGATTTGGAACTGTCACCCCATCAACATCCTGAACGTTATAGAAATTTACATAGGCAGGTAAAGGCATCACCGTGAAATTATTCTTCATCAACATTCCACTTATTAATGTATAAACAGACATACCCTCATTAAGATAATTCTTATTTAACATATTTTTAATGTCAAAGATGTCTAAGATGATTGTATCTCCGATGTTTCTTGATGCTCTATCAAGGAATAAAATATCTTCGAAAAGGGTTTTTGTTTTGTAATCTGAACCAGCAACCCACTTGTCATTCAATGTTTTGAATACTTCGTAGGTCTCAACTTTACCTTGCATACTCTGAACTTGGGAGTTGATTTGTGCTTCTGTTGGTTGATTTACATTCGGGAGTGCGGCTTTGAATCCTGCAATCAATTGATTCAACAATAAATCTTGATACGTGTCAAGACCATTTAGGTAGGTGTTTAACTGACCTTTGAATGTGGATGCGTTTAGACTCGGGTTCAAAAGTTTCTGTGTCGCATACATCTTGATTAGTTTTGAACACAGAGCAATGTTTTCAACCGTAAATCCAATATTATTATCAACAAAGAAATCTGTAATATAAGAACCACTATCTTTATACCTTAATCGGTCTATGGTTGAAAATCCAACTTCTTTCTCTAACGCTTTCCACTCATTTGGATATCTTTGTCTTGACTGGGCTAATGTAACAGTTCCACCTAATGTTGGGACACTATTCAAGGTGTATGGTGTGAAATTTATTGGACTGATTACTCTTTGAACAGTATTCTGATAACTTACATAAGAATCAAATATTCTTCTACTATAGTTTGACGGATTACCATTCCTAAGGATTACATCATACTGCATGAACCCTTTAATTTGAGAATTAAAGTTATCAAATTGTTTTGTTATTGTATCTTGGAAAAGTGTCTCCACTCTATTACTTGGAGCTGTTGGAAATACTGTCATCGTGCTCCTCATAAAACTTTGGAAATTTCTAAAGTTTGAATCCATCTGAATAACAGTAGCATTTATCGTAGATTGATTTACTCTATATGATACGTTTGTGATAGGTTTACAATAATTCAAAAACTCTTGTTCCATTAAGTTAAGTGTCTTAGCATCGAACACCCCAAAAATCTCTTCAATTTTACTATAACCTTCAACAGGGTTTAAAAACATTGGAGACACAGATGAACCTGATGGAATAAAAGTCATGTATTCGTCATATGATGGTTTTGTTATTTCATCTGAATTGAAGTATCCGTAGTTTGGTGCGGACCATAAACTTCTTACCGACCCATTATACATCGAAGGGTTGAATGTTAAATTAACCACGGTATTAGCCTGAGTGTCTTTATTTAAACATTCAAATTTAGTTTGATTCAAGTTTACACCAAAGGATGGAATAACATAATAATCATCATTCAATTGTGATGTGGCCGCTGGTATACAGACATTCGGAGTTGTGAAAGAGTCATTAATATTTTTTGGTATCAAGATTGACCACGTAGCCAAAGAAAGACTCACACCATTTTGAGATGTATTAAAATTGGAATTTGGAAACTGATATAACAACATACCATCGTTGATTGATGATTGTATTTCTGATGATGTGTAATTTTTATAAAGATTTACACCATTATAAAAATAGTTGAAATCATTTACCAACTTTGGATAAAAACCTGGTTGAATTTTAATTTGTTGGGTATTTTGTGTTTGTAGTTGGATTGAAATTGTGTTTGTTGTATCCTTTAACTTAACATCATATTGTTTACCTACGTTGTTTGTTACTGGGTCGTAGTTATTAATGTAGTCAAAGTTCTTCCACACATTATCCAAGATATCCACCCTATCATCAACATATTTCTTATATCTGTGCCAAACAGAACCTAACTTAAGAACCCAAGCATAAGGCATTTTGTGTATTGCACCGAATTTGTTAAATACTGAAGCAATATAATCTAATTCCGTTTGTTGACCATTGGTCTTATATTTTTCCCTCAAAGTCCCCAACGGAAGTGAGTTTAAAAATAAATAAGCCGCTGTTACATATGGATAAGTGCTACCAGTCCTATCATTTTCAACACCTTCTTGAATCGCATTTATAAAATATGGTGTATTAATTATTGATGTTGATTTTTTAGCTGGCATTGCTCCTGATGGCGAACTATAACGACTGAATCCCTCTGTTGGTATGAACTGATTAGGGTTTCTCGTATCATAAAAATCTTTAAGGTTTTGTTGAGTGGTTTCAATTGGTTGAACCAAGAAACTAGGTTGACTGACGTTGAGATATGAAAAGTTTGTAACAGGTCGGTTAGTCGTATAATCGTAAATGTTTTCAAAATTAGAAAGTTGGTTTCTATCAGGAAAAACTTTTAAACTTTTGTTTGTGCCATAAACTTGTTGTTGCTGACTCGACTGACTGTTAGCTAAATTTGCTGAAGACCAAACATAGTCCCTGAAAGGATATGTATCAATAATTAATGGGTCGTTTGGAGCCTCTTTAGCCAACTGTAATAATTCACCTCTGTTCACATTTACCTGTGGTTCTAAACCTAACTCGTCTGTTCCTAAAATTCTGAATGGTGTCTCAACTTCACTTTTAATGTAAGGAGTTATAAAGAAATCTCTGATAAAATCTTGCCAAGACTTTCCTGTTCCAAAATTTGAATAATCTCTAAGATAAGTTGTAAAATTGGTTGATGTGTAAGGCTCGTTTTTCAAATTGAATGCCAAGAGCGGTGCACTTGTTCCTACCGAAACCACAATATTACTTGTATCTGCGGTTTTGTTTAAATTAACAATTTGATTTTGTTGATTTGCAGTTCCTCTTATGTAATTAGAATAGTGTGATGTAACAAATTGTCTTTCCCATATTTCATATAAAAATTTGAGTATTTCCTTATTAGAAAACGGAACATTCGATTGAGGATATTCTATCGCATTTATGCTAACTAAAGGAGTTGTTAGTTGACTTGCGATTGGTGTTTGAGATGTTGGCACCGAAAACTTTTGGTTAAGTCCTTTCATATACTCTTCCACGAACTCAACTTCAGGCCATGTTTGGAACAAATATCCCTGTGTTATATCTACAACCGAAGGGTCTCCAATATACGTTAATTGGAATCTACCTTTTTTGTCGTCTGGTGATTCTTTGAAGAAAGAAGGCCAAGGGTATACTGGTTCTTCCGCGGTGGATAACCCCTGATTTAGGGTTGCGGCATTTCTAGCAATACTCACATTTTTTCTAACCTCAATATTTGGCGCTGAAGATACATTATTCTGAACCACTTGTCTCCTGATTGGGTCATTTTTTACATTCCAAGCATTACTGTGAACATCATCCATTAATCTTAAGAAACCTTCAGTATTAGCCATAATAACCGCAATGATATTTCTAGCGGTTGGATTGAATCCAATTCCTAACGATTGACTTTGAATACGATTTTTTAAATCTTCTGTTATTGCTGCTTCAAACTCTTGAAGTTTTCTATTTGCCTCAGTAAGAATCTGACTCATGGTTTGGATGAATCTATTCTTACCCTCAAAAACATATAAAGGTGGAGATGTTTTTCTTGATGACCCGTTAACTTTTTCTTCTCTCGGGGTTAACTTTAATTCGATTTCTTGTTTAACTTGTTGGGTCTGTCCCGAGCTTGGTGTTGTTACATTAAAAAATTGTATTGCGGTTTTGGGTAAATTAACATTAACAATGTTTAATGTCTCAAGGAGTTTTTCATACCCCAAATTATTTAACTTTATCTCAGCAGGTTTGTTTAGACCTAGCGTTGGATTCTCGGTTAAAATTGAGACATACTTTGTGAATATACTTTTCAACTCAGTAATTGCCACTTCTTCTTGGGTTAGATTATTAAACAAGTTACTTTTGAAAAAGTAAACTTTGGTGTTGTCATCTAAAATAATAGGCTTAGGGTCAAGATACTTGTAAGACCAACTACTATTTGTCCCGAATACCGCAGTTTGGAATTCAGTTGCGGCCTTAACATAATTTCTCACATTTGTTAATGGTTCTACATTTACCTTCGGATATGAGTTTACAATCTCCTGTTGGAATGTGTCGAATTTGTTTATCAACTGCATCATAGTTAATTCAGGGAAATCCGGTGGTATCAATCCTTTAGACTTATATTCACTATAAACTTCAACTATTTTTTGATATCCCTTCTCAGACACAAAACTAGCAGAAGTGCTTACTGACGCTTTAGATGGGTCAGTATTAGTTGTGTTTGACACAACATTACTTTGTTGCTGTTGTAAGTTTTGATTTGTTGTTGTATTGTTTGCTGAGACATTATTTGAATTAATATTATATCTCTTACTATACATGTGAGGTGTCGCTAATAAATGAGATATCGAAATTTCGTTCAACACGTTAAACTTAAACCCTTTGAAATCCAAACTTACAGTATAGTTTCCACTGGCACTATTAAATCTCGCATTAAACTTTTCTAAATTCAATTGATATCTAATCGCCTGTCCGTAATAACCTTTTAATGTAAGATAGAATTGTGGGTAAGGTAAATTGAAGAACGCAGCATATGGTGAGTTATTACCTAACTGAAATAATGCCTTTCCCTGAACATCTTCAAGTTCAACAGATACTGACGGAATAAAAGAAGATGAAACCTTTACGTTAATACTTGTAATACCTAAAAGACCGTTGTCGACAATATCTTGTTCATCAACAACTGTGGCAACAGTAAATCCTTTTGAACCTGCTTGACCTACATTAGTTTTACTTAAGGGTTGGTTACTTGCTTGACCTATTAACGCTCCCGCACCTGTCAACTCATCATAATAACCAGTCCCAAAATAATTATTTTTTCCTGGTCTGAGGAAATTAATTTTGGCAATTGATACAGTTTGTCTTACACTATCTTCAGGACTTACTCCAACAAGTAACTTTGTTCTTGGTAAAACATCAGCTTCAAGATTTGCATACATGATAAGATTCTCATGGTCAACTAATCTTTCATAAATTTTACCATCACTGTTAATTGTGCGGTTTGGGTCAACAAGTATGATGTTATTGTAATCAAATTCAACATATATGTTACCGTTGTTGTCCGCTTGAATGTTACCTGCCATAATAATAAAAATAATTTTCCAAAGCACCCTTATAGTCCTGTAATGAAGGAATCAAAGGAAATGGAATTACGAGTATAGCACCATCGTAGATATTATTTTCTAAACCCCCAAATTGTGGGTTGGCCTGTAATATTAACCAACTAAAATATGGAGAGTTGTAGAACTGTTGGGACACTTTATCCAATCTACTTTGTGCAATCTTATAAATGTATGTTTTATCCGTGGTCTTCTGTGGAATATTCACAAAAGGCACAACGGTTTGTTCACCATTTATAAGAAACTCACTGTATCTATTATAGTAAGGAAATCCCATTAGTTAAGTTTTATTTTTGAAATAAAGATTGAGCCTTGAGGGTCATTCCATGTTGTTTTATTTGTTGATTGGTTTGTTGTTGCCCCAAGAGCCTTTATTAAATTTTTCTCATTGTCTGTAGGATTAGTGTTCAATTCATAATTAAACAATCTAGTCTTACTTGGGAACGGAGTATATTTGATAAAGTTTTTAAGTTTATTTGTTTCCATTTCATTCAAGAAGGCCTGTGTCAGAGCGTTTTCTTGGTCGAATAATGGTTTGGCTTGTGACAACCAATACGCATCAAATTCTTGTGATATGTTTGTGTTACTACCCGCAGTCCCAAGTAATTTATCGTTATTAATAATATTACCAATCAACGCATTTTTAAACGTTTGATAGTTTTCACTTTTCAAATCATTTGATAATAACATATATTCACGTTTCAATGGAAGACTAACGAACTTGGGGTCCTTAGAGTATTGGTTAAACACTACACTCTCTAATGACTTAGCCGTTGTATTTTCTTTGGTCTCTCCATACACCAAATATCCATTATAAGAATTACCTTGATAATTAAACTGTGAAGACGTTGTCGTTAAAACATAAAACTCATTCAAATTGGTTTTTATTTTAGTTATATCGTCAACCATTTCTATCAACGTTGTTGCAGGTCCTCCAGCAGCAACTTCGGTTGTTCCACTTGTTTTATACAATCTTAAGTTTCCGTTCTTTTGTTGTAAACCGTCTAACTGAGTTCCAACTCCTGTATTATATGGTGCTGTATTAGCTCTACTTATGAATTGTAGATATGTTTGTTCCGCATTAACCATATCCTGATTAATCTTTGTCAATCCGTTTTGGAAAGTCCCTTTTTTATTTTTAACATATTGAACGAAGTTTTTTCTCAATTCTCTAATTGCCTTTTCATTAAATTGTTTTTGTGGTCTTGTAATGAAGAACATGAATGGGTCTTGAGTTGCTTCAGTAGTTGACTCAATATTTCCAATAAAATCATTGGTAACTTTATCAATTATTTGTTGAATTGAATCGGGTTTACCAAATAGATAAACATCCTCACTTGGTGTAACCAAGAAATTCCCTTTGGTATAAATTCTTGCAGTGCTCCAATTCTGAAGTATTGCGTTGTTATATTGATTGAGAGCATCCCTACTTTTATTAACAACAGTTTGGAAATATGTTTGAGTTGTTGAAACTAAATTATCCATGAACTGTTTGTATGATACCGTTCCTGTCTCCCCACTAGCGGTTATAACTGTCGTTAATCTGTCACCAATCGTATTTTCATTTGATTGTCCGTTAAGGTTTGGAGCTTGGTTTACTGTCGGAACAGCGGCCTGATTAACTAATTGTAAGAATTCTTTATCAAGAACTTTGAGACTATCATCGGTAACATCCGCTCTATCATCCCACATCTCTGTGTTTGCATAATAATTGAACGTCAGAGCATTTTGTAATTTATCAATGGATTCCTTGAGTCCACTACCACCAACAAACTTGAATGACATTGTAACATTGGCAATCATGGGTTGGATACCAATACCCTCGGGATTAATATCTAAACTTTCATAACTAATTTGAAGTCCATCAGGTATGATTTTAGTATTATAGAAATCACCGATTCTTAAAACTAAAACTGGTGGTGCTCCAAAGGCTGTGTTTACCGCATCATTAAATTGAAGTTCTTGTTTTCCATCAATTTCTTTAACCGTTGGTATTGTATCTCCAGGTCTCATACATTGTTGTAAGAATGTCAATCTTGAGTTCAATCCTTCAGGTGTTGTAGAATGAAAGGCGGGTTGGAAGAATTTTAACTTCTCTCTAAGTGAATCATACACCATAGGTGTTTCTTCTTTAATCGTTTCAAAGTAATCACACTCAGACAATAAAGTCCTTAAGACTCTCTTGGTGATATTATCAGGTTTTCTTATTTTTGTTTCAATGTTTTGTGCATTGATTGGTCTCAACGGTTCATTTCCAGGTCCTCCTGAAGGTTGTGTTGGTTGTGCAGGTTGTTGGTTCGGAACTCCTGTTGTTGCAACAATCGAAGAAATACTAACTCTTCTACATGCCATAGCAGCTACCGAGTAGATTTGTGAAGGGTTGTTTCCCTCTGCACTATCGTCCGAGTCACTACAATTGTATTTTGTTTCATCAAACCTACCTTCATTCCATCTTTTTGCATTTGCGTTTTCCCCTTTTGGAACTTGTCTGAATTTAATTCTACCGATATTGATTAATTTTTTTAAGGCGGGGTCTGATTCAAAAAATTTAATAACCGAATCTATTCTTCTTTCCGATAACGTAAGATTATAAGGTGATTTACCTGCCGCAGATGCACTTCCCTCCAATGTAATAGTAACTATTTTATTTGGATTATTTTCCAACGTGCTAGCAAGTTGAACGAAGAACTTGTCTTTAACCTCGTCATAGTTTTTTGCAACTACGTTACCAAAAAATTGTTGAAGGTCTGGTTTACTATATTCTGTGCTACCACTTTGTGCTGTGTAAATTGAATAATATGCTGGATAAGTTGAAATGTTTCCTTGAACAGGGTCGTTGTTAGGAAAATACAATGAGAAGTTCTGAAACTGTTTCAAATCATCACTAGGTGTATTTTGACTTGGTTCTGCAACCAAAGTAGCCTGATTACCTGAATTGTCCTTACCTGTTGCAACAGTGTCTCTAATGAACCCTAATTGCTCTTTACTCAAATCCCCTGAATTGATAATTTGTTGAAGTTCGTTCAATTCACCAGGAGCAACTGTATAGTATTTCTTAGCTAACTCATAAAGGTCATATTTTCTACAACCAGCAAAGAATGATTCAAGAATACTATTAACTCTATTCTTATTTGTTTCATTACTAAGGACCTTGTTAACAATAATATTTAAAACTGAAGGATGGTCAACAACAATTTTCCAAGTTATAGAACCTGTTCTTTGTGTGTTAGTATAGGTATAAACTGGTTCAGGTCTTCCTAAGAAATCTGTTGATTTCCAGTTAGCACTCACAGACTCGTTAAATGTTAAACCATATGGTGGGAACCACATGACTCTACCACTATTAGGTCCTCTCTCACATATTGGCAATTCCGAAACACTGAACCCTGGTGTTGCAGATGTTCTCCAAGCTAAATTTTCAAGTGAGAACATATATTTTTTAGCATAAGATACACCATTAGCAGTATCGTTAACTAAGTTAGTTGAATCTTGTCCTCCCTCTCTTTTGTTTGGAGCAATATTCAAATTGTATGTCGAATCCATTACAGAGTATGCAAACTTTCTACCTTGAGTTGTCATACCATCTGTTTTCTGTAAATCATTATACTGAAGATATGGTATATCTTTAGCAAAAACTCTACAATATTCTGTTCCAACCTCTTGTCCGATAGCTCCTGTATAAGTTAAAACTCTCGAACCTTTAGTCATCTCATTATATCCATCGTGGAATACCTTACTGACTTGGTCAATTGCATTACCGACGTGTTGTAATCTTCTACCACCTTGTGGTTGGCTATCGATGATTCTTTGAGTATCATCCATAATAGAACCTTGTCTGAACTCTATGTTTGTTGATTCAGTGCTATTATATGAAGATGGTTTGAAGTCTTGGTCTTGGTCAGTAATCTCACCACCAATACCGACTTTCTTACCAGCATTACCTCTGTATTTTGGAGAAACCCAAGTAAACCCACCTTCTATACCACCACCATTACTGTATGTTGGTCCGTTAGCAGCAAGTTTAATTTCTCTACTAACTCCTTCATATAGTTGAGCTAACTCAGAAGGTCCATAGACAGGTGCTTCTTGCTCTTGTCCAAAAGAGTTGACAGGTATATCACCTCCTGGTGAGAATACTCTAGACGGGTCTGAAGTTATCGAACCAACATAGAAATTGCTATTTGATTCAATAGTTCCAACCAAAGCACCGGCAAGTCTGTCAAATATTGTTCTCTGATAATTCGGCTTATATCTGTTGTAGTCTATGTTATCAAACAATCTAGACTTCTGACCTCCACCTGTATTGTTCAAAAATAATTGAGACCCAGATTTGTCAGCACCAACTAATCTATTAAAGAATCGACCAACCGTAGACCTTCTGAACGCATTGTTCAGTTGTTGTATTGTTGTTGGTTGTCTTTGATTAATTGATGGGTCAAAGTAAGAACCAGGGATAGTTGAGACAGGAATAATACTACCACCAAGTCTTAACGCGAAATCAGTTGCCGCCAATATTGGATTTGCAGGAACTGTAATCTGATAGTTTGGTTCTATCAATGGAACCCTTCCTGTAATAAGATTAAGAATGTCAGTTCCACCTCTTACGTTGAAAGCATTTACTCTTCCTATTGTATTTTGTCTAATACCCGTGGCAATTCTTCTTTGAAATTCCGCTCTAAGCGTTTCCGCTCCTAACTTAGCAATAAACGAATCCTGAGATAAAAGTCCGTTAGAACCTGTTGGGTCTGGTGATAATAAAATCGATACAGGACTATACGTCGATGGAACGAAGGTTGTTGGGTATGGTTGGTTGTTTGATGTGTTATTTGTAGGTGGTCTATTAATCGATTCAAAGAATGGAGCACTGTCTAAAGGTAGTTCTCCTCCATTTGAAAACACGTTGAGTGGTTTCCACTTTTGTGACTCAAGTGCCGATTGACCTACAATGTTTGCATCTTGGTATCCATATTCACCTTCGTTTGATTTTGTATTTTGTAAATTACCAGTGTCGGATGCCGGTTGGAATCCTCCCTCAGCACCATATCTATTGAGTGGGTATAATTTGTTGGCTAAACTCGGTTCATCTATTAAAACATCAGGAGTATCTAAAACAGCCCTATCCGATTGAATATACTCGTAGTTAGTTGGGGGCGTAGTTCTACTCGGAGACTTTGCATATGGTGCTAAGTTCTTTGTAATAAGTTTTTTTCTAAACCCTTCGGAACTAATTAAATCTAACGGACTACCCATTAATTGTTTTTCTTATAAATAGGTTATACCTATTTTTTTATTTGATTCTACCAGGAGTTATCTTGGATTGTTCTGTAACAATTTCGAAAATTCTTTCTTTCAATGTTAACGAACCTTTACTTAAAATTTCTTCAATTATTTTGGAATCAGCGCCTGTGGCTGTTACATTTATATCTATTTTTCCACTTATTGGTTTTACCTCTATTGTTTCGTTGACACTGACTCCTCCTCCTCCTACTGTAGCTCCACCCTTCCCTGTTGCTATAGTTTCCGCAGCTTTGTTTCTACCGAAAAGAAAGTCTGTATTTATCTTTGTGCCTGAAGAAATATCACCATCTCTGTCGGGAAATTCAGGCCCCAACTTTTTTGGACCAGATTTCTTTGTTTTAAAAAAATTCAAAATTTCGTCTAATTTTTCACCCCCTAATGAAGAACCTCCCATTACTTTTGAAAACATATCACCGAAACTATCGAGAGCCGAACCTCCCAAGTTTGTAATCTCTTTTTTCAAACTTTCGGCAAGTTTTTTTCTTTCAGTTTCACTTGTTGCAGCGTCTCCCATTTTTTTCAAAGTTTGTTCCATTCTTTCCTCAAAACCAGAAGGTAAGAGGGTGTTGGTTACTTCTCTACTCTTTTCTCTCAAGCTCGCAGAACCCTTTCCAATATTTTTTATAGCTGTTTGATTACCAGTAATACCCCTTAATATTTTTTCATTAATTTCTTTTAGGTTTTGCAACATACCCTCTTGAGTATTTAACTGACTTCTTTGAACAGATTCGATATCTTTCGGTCTATCTTTTTCGGCTTGTAATGTTGCTTTCAGTTGGTCAGAAGTCAAATCTGTTAGTTTTTTATATGATTCTTGTCCTTTATCATCCACAACTTTAATTTCAAAACCACCCTTATCCTTATTCATTCTTGACAAGTTAGCAATCAACTTTTGGTCATCCTCACTGAAACCAGTTGCAATTCCTGTTTTCTTTATTTCAGACATTCTCATATCAAAATCAGCAGCAGATAATGCCGCTTCTCTCATTGATTTAGCACTAACACCTGTTTGTTTTTCCATTTCTCTCATTGTCAAAATACCTTGAGGGTTTATTTTGAACTGTTTAGCCTCCTCATCAAAATATGTAAATTGTTTTGCAACATTAATTAAGGAGTCTTGTAATCCTGATGGGTCATTGATTGATTGGTTCATCAACATGAATGGGTCGGTTAGGTTTCCTGCCGAAACACCTAGTCTTTGGAATGCGGATGCCATCTCGATTGCTTGGTCCGGGTCTAACACTTTTTCAGCCAACTCAAAAGTTTCTTTCATATCGAACCTTAACATCGACGCTTGTGCTGCCATTTTTGTCAACCCATCAACACCACCTTGGAAATTAAAACGAGATAGTTTATCGGTATTACTAAGCACGTCGGCCATGACAGCTTTGGCGTTCCCTCCTATATCGTTTACATAATTAATAGAGTCTACAACCTTTTCAGATATATCTGAATACATTATACCAACTTTTGCAAACTGGTCGACAAGTTTGTCAACGTCTTTTCCTATAACTTTACTTGTAGCGAATAACTCTTGAATATCATCTTTTGAAGCAATAACATTTCTTCTCGAACCTTTAGCAATTCCATCTATTGTTTTCCCAACATCTTCAAATTTTCCACCTAATCCAATAACTTCGGGAGAAACATCTGCAATAGCTTGCATCATTTCAGTGACTCTAGTTCTACCACCAATAAACTCTTTATTCAATGATTCAGCGGCAATTGTAATTTTATTAACTTGATTTAAAATCTCGTTAATTGGTTTCAAACTTCTTTTTGCCTCTTCTTCAAGTTTATTAAACGCAGTTGTAATATCAGGAATACTACCTGTTAAATTTGGGTCTGTGGTTCCTTGTGTGCTCGTTTCATCAAACATAAATCAATTATTTCCTATAAATAGATAAAGGACTAAAATTTAGTCCTTTCTATTATTTTCTATCCATTTATCCAAGAGATATTTCCTCATAAAAATCGGCATTGATATAAAATCTTGGTATGTTATTTTAAGTAATGAGTTCAGGTAGTAGAATTCATCAAGTTGTCCTTTCCTATAATCAGAAGAAAGGGCGAAAAAACTCAACCCCAAAACCAACATTCACAGTTAGTCTTTCTCCTGATGGGGCAATTACTTCTTTGAACATGTTAAGTCTTGGTTCATTCTCGTTCATGAATGTTCTGATATATTTGGAGTCAGAAATTGGCATTTGGTCAACAAATTTTGCAATATCCCCTTTATCACTTGAACCATCAATTTCAACAATCTGTCTTTGAAGTCTCCACGTCACTCTTGGTGCAACTCTACCCATAGGATATGAATCAACCATCTTAGTTATTTCATTCAATTCCCCATAAGTCAATGGTTTCAATTTGATTGATACCCCTGACCTTGGTAATGTTGTCACGAAAGTTCCATCTTCTTGTGGGTCTTGACCTTTGACAATCGGTAGTGAATCAAGAATTACTTTTGTTGAGAATGGCTTCTTTGTTGCCGGGTCTGTTAGAGTCATGTCAATCTCGGGACCGAATGATGTATTCCTTAAGAAGACCAAGATAGCCTCAATGTCTCCCTCCAATAAATCATCAATTCTCACATCAGGTTCATATATTTTTGACCTTAGTAATGTTGCTGTGATATCATCAGCCCCACCCATGAGAATGTTCTCATCGGATGCAGTTAGATAACCAACTTTGAGTGATTTCTTTTTATTCTTATAAAACGCACCTTGAGATGGTAATGGAACCATGTCGTGTGGTAATGTAAAGTTTTCTTGACCGTAGTCTCTTGCTTGATTTTCCATATAAAAAAATAACCGTAAAGTTTATGTCTTTACGGTTAAATATAGTTTCTATTGATTTTTTATAAATAGTATTAGTAAACCAATACACAACGGTCAGGACGAAGACTGGCTGAAATGTCTGCCAAAGCGTCTGTATTGTAAGCTAACGTTCCGAAGTTCACACTCGTTAAGAATGTTCCGTATAGAATCCACTTTTCTACTACCACACCTGTTGGGTCTAATAGTTCGAGGTCGATATCTCTTTTGTAACCCGCAGCATAACCCATACGACCTGTCACTGATTCAGCGTGTAAACGAACCCACTCCATTAGAGCTTGAGCCGCTGACGGTCCAATTGGGTCTCTGAATTTAACAGGAATCTCATCCCAGTTAAATCTTCCTGCTACATATGTAGAAGTGTTTAAAAATTGAATCTCTGTAGACATTATTTTGATTGATGGTCTAGAAGTTGATTCTACGAACCATTCATTAATACCTAAGCTTGAGGGAAATCTCATGATGAATCGATTCTGGCGTTTCGGTTCGTAAGGTATCGGCATTTTCATTAATAAATCAGCCATGTTATATTAGTTTTGTTTTTTCTCGTTTATATGTTATAAATATAGTCTTATGGAAAAATATATTACTTTACTTTTTTTTCTAAAAGAATATTCTTTATTTAACTTCCTTTTTAATTCCTCCAGCTGTAGAATAAGTCTTAACTAGATTATCTGGTTTATCTTTAAAGTGTTTACTCATTACTTCTACGTTTTTAGGGTCATCGTCTGAAAATCCTATAACTGGTTTAGTTGGAACGAATTTATTACCTATATCTTTTTTAAGAAACGCTTTCTTATTTAATACTGCAGCCATTCCTTTAATATAACTCACAAAATCATCCATCGCAATAACCTTTAACTCTTCAGGACTTGCAGCACCCTTGTCGTCTCCAAAAGAAACGGGGTGGTATTTGTTGAGTTCTAAATAAGACTTGATTAAATCATCATCACTCATTTCTTCCTCATCGACGAACGACCTATATTTTCTAAGGTTCTTCAGAAGACTCTCTTTACTTATACCATTGAAATCATTTATAATGTAATTGTAGACAGCTTCTTTCAGTGTGTTGGGGTTATGACCTCTTGCTGTGATGATGGCAAATATTGAACCATTATTGATTGCTTCTCTGAAATCATCGAACGCAGGTCCGAGTTTAGCTTTCATGGAGTCAACCAAAAATTGTTTATCTCCTTCAGTTCTAAAGTTTCTGAATGGATTGTTAGCAAACCCTACAATAGTTTTACCTTTATATTCTACAGGACCCTTACCTATTTCACTTCTATATTCTGCAAAGTCTTCTGTGCTCATTCCGAACTCTTCACCATCATCGGTCTTAAGAACGATTTTTGTTGGCATGCGAACAATATTATCGTCCCAATCGAACGCATAATATTTCATATCTGGACTATTCGGTTCTTTAAAACCTTCTTTAATGACTCTTAACATATTATATAAATATCCTTTTTTAATAAAGGGCAAACAACTCGAAAATTCTTGTCCCATTCTCAAATTTTCCTTTGATTCTTTTGTTATCAGGAACATTGTTTTTTACCCCAATGTTAACACAAGATTCACAAGTTTTCTCATCACGCAGGTTAACCGCAAATGTCAACCTTTTGACAGGTTCTTTGGTTTCATCCAAATTAAAAGTCAATTCTCGTTTATCCATGTCAATATTCACAGAATCAAAATCAACTTTGAGACCGATTGTTTTACTTCTTATGTTATCCAAAAACTCCTGTAAATCTTTACCTGTAATCTTTTCTTTCTTTTTAGATGGAGAGTTTGTCGTTGGTTCCGAAACAACTTTATCAGTTGATTTCGTAACAGATTTATCAACCACCCTTGAAGGGATAGTCGTAACTACATTGTTTAGAGATGATTTCCAATCTTGCTTAACCTTATTCCAACTTTCACCATTCATTAACCTTGAAATTGCAATTGGTCTGTATCGCCATATGTTTTTGTAATTATCATTATAATCACCAGATTTATACTGAGAATCAACTACATTCAAATATTGTTCATAGTAATCATTTATGTTTGAACAATTTTTTTTAATTAATTTTATAGCGTCTTGAACATTCTTGTTTTCCAATGGTTTATTAACAATGCTAAGTCTATCAATCGAAGGGTCAATTGCGTTCGCCAATCCAGCCACCCATCTAAAAAACATTCCTTTTTGACCGGAATCAGCCTGAAAAGCATAAGACCATAACTGTGCTTTGAAAGCATCACTCATATTATTCCAACAATCAAAACCTATTGTATTTTCAACATAGTTTTTAAATAGATTCAAATTTTCAGAACCATTATATGTTTTCCCCACAATTTTACCCAGCTCCATATACGAAAAAACTGATTCTATTTTTGAAATGAAACCAGCAACTTCTTTAGGTATAGAGAATGAAGAAGATTGTTCTGTCACCAATCCATACATTCTACGGATTTCATCGATTTCTGATTCACTGATAATCAATTTTTTTCTCATAACATATAAATACCTTTATTAAACAAAAATCCCCCATTTGTGGTGGGGGATTTCGAAATACTGTAATCAGTATTAGATATTTTCAAACGAAGCTCCTGTTGGAGTAATGAAGAATTCAATGTCGATGAATTCTAATGCCTTCGTAGGTTTTAAGTAAATCTTACCTGTAAGTGTATTTCTATCCAAATCCTCAGGGGTAGATGAAACTGTTACACGGAAATCGTATAAACCTCTGTCTCTTCTGATTGAATCTAAGATTGGGTTAACACTGTCTAAGAATTGTTGTCTAACGATTTGGTCGTTTTGTTCGAACAATAATCTTACAGCC